TAATTATTTTGGTATGAAACCTATAGGTGATCAAGATTTTGTTACTACTACAGGTGGTGTAAATATAGGTAGTTTTGCTGACGCAAAAAGCAGCATAAACGCATTTATTAATTTAATAACAACTGATGATAGATACAGTGAAGTTGTAAAAGCTGCAGAAAATGATGAACCAATAACAAATATGTTTGAAGGTATGACATCATATGCAGAGAATCCAAACTACGTTAATCTTTTAAGTAGTGTATATTCAGATAGAATTAAACCAGTAATTGAAACGGAGAACGCATTGATTCCTAAAAGAAAACCTATAGTGAATCAAATGAATACCTTAAAATAAAAAAGGGGGACCTATAAAGATCCCCCCATCGCAGGCAACAACAAGACATCCAGAGTTTTTACTCTGGGTGTCTTTTTTTTTGGTCAACCAAAACTTTAAATTTTTTGTATGATTTGTTTAATATCATCTTGTAGTTTTTTCCCCACTGAGTTAGCATGATTAATTATAGCCGCACATAGATTAGCTTGATACGGAAAACCTTTAAGTGCATCTCTTATTTTACCTACAGGTTTCCCACCATAATCAATAACTATAGCATTCTCTCTATTTAAACCTATTTTTAATTCAAATAGTATACCAGTATACTTATCTAAATTATTTTTTTCCGACATCTTTTCCTCCATCAGAATTTACAGGTGTAAGTGTAGATAGAGAGTTCATTAACTTAACAACTTCACCATATGGTCTTGTCATTAAATATCTCATAATATCCATTAGTTGTTCTGAATTTATAAAATAAGTTCTAGGGGTAGTTTGTTGTGTCTTTGGTTTTTCTTCAGCCATTTGTCCTCCTATTAAAATGGTATATCATCATCTACTGGATAATGTTTTGTTAGTACTTCTATTTTTTCTTCAGCCGTAGCAATAATATCTAGTTGTTTATCTATCTCATGTACAAACTGTGGGTGTTCACCAATACCTACAGCTTTATCCATATATACTTGTATTGTAGCTTTTGCCACACTTATATCAGCTTCATATTTTTTTCTTAGTGCCTCTATAAACATATCACGCATTATTCTGCTCCTTTAAATTGGTAGTATTTATTTTCTATTAAGTCCATATCTTCTAGGTATGGATTGTTTACTTTACTAGAATGTTCTCTAGCATCTCGTATGGTTTGGTTTAACGTTCTACCTTCACGCAAACAACCTGCAACAAAATCTTCTACTTCTAATAGTGCCTGTTTAACTTGACCCATTGCTAACCTCCTTAACTAATCTATTTAAATACCACTGACCTTTTTGCAAATCTTCTAATGGCTCACCTTTAAATTTATATCTTGAAACATATTTTAATATATTACCTTTAAGATATCCATGAAACTCATCATTCGTCATGCAATCACGGATAACATCAATAGTTTCTTTTTTACCATGTAGGTAATGCGAGGGTGCATTTACATTATCACGTTTTACTTCATTCTCAAATGTCTTATCTTCGTCCATACTCTCTCCTAATAGTTTTAATATCAATTGTTTCTATATTATAATTACCATCTTTAACTTCTCTTTTAACTACTAGACCACTCCACCACATATGCTGAGTATCTCTAGCAAAATGTTCTGCGTGACTTAAATAACAACCTGCAGATAGCCCATGCAACTTTTTACCATTTGGTAATGTAGATATAGCATAATCTAGTAAATGACTATGACCTACTGTAGCAGAAACTTTGTGTTTTGTCAAGAGAGTTCTACCAATATTTTCTCCAGATATAGCTGATCCCATAATACCAGATGGGAAATGATGAGAGTAATGGATACCATCAATAACTTTCATTTGTTTGTATGGTATTTCTTGCCAACCATATTGTTTAAATTTAAGATCACTAATTTTTAATGTACCATCTAGCTCTGGATTTTCATCTACAAATCTATCAATTCTATCTTCATGATTACCATGTAACATAATTTTTCTAGGTTTATGACTACCTAAACCTTTATTAAATAAAGATAATGCTTCATGTGAATGTTCCATATCTTTTTGATATCTCCTACCTTCAAAAGATTTTTTTGCTCTATCATAACTAGACAGAGAATCCATACTACAAAAATCACCCATACATATTACATGAGTAACTTTATAATCTGCTGCAAGTCTACCTGCCCACAGAAATCTATCATTGCTTGCTTTAGGTGTACAATGAGGGTCACCTATAACTAAGTGCGTTGCCATTAGTTTAACTCCTTATCTCGTTTCATTTTTAAGTATTCAAGAAAGTCAATAACATTAGATTCATCATCAAATTCTGCTACAGAACTAACGCTTAAATCTTTCTCGTTTTTCTTTTTATCTTCAGCGAATCCACGGAGTCCCCATAGAAACGTTGAATGGGGGTCGGCAGTTGCCATTTTTATCATGCCTCTAGCTATTGTAGAACATAATTCATATTGTTCGGTACTCATTTTAGATTTACTATCCATTATAATACCACAAGTAAAACCTTTTTGCCAAGGACTAACTATAACCTTAACAGAATTTATTGCATTTATTTTTTCTTTTTTCATTTATACCAATACCTATCATAATTTTCTTTATTATATTCAATTATTTTATGTTCATAGCCTCTTTTCATACTTGATTTACCAAAGTGCTCTGCTTCTTTTTCATTATCAAATAATGTATTACTAAACATTTTATAATCTTTTTCTTTTTTATTTTTATACAGCACAAAATATAACATTATACAGAGTTGGTGAAGAATAGACCCCTCAAACTACTCCCCACCATTCCCTATGGTGTCATCCTGTTTAGGATTTGTTACAGAAGTGTACCAAACCCATTTAGGATTTTTACCTTTAGACTGTTGTTGTGGTAGCAACTTCAGTCCACTCCCCCAACAAGGAAGTTTGTATGGGCAGTATGAACACACAAAGCCCAAAACTCTATTACCAGTAAGTTTACTTCTAAAAGTTTCTGGTATATCACTATAACATTTTTTAAAAGGCTTACTACTTTTTAATGCTTTAATATTTTCTTCAGCAGTTTTAATAGCTTTACTTTTATGTTCTTCTACAGATGCAGGTGTTTCACACACTGTCCATTCACCTGTAGATTTATTTATAACTATCCACCCACCAAACTTTTTGTTTTGACTTTCCCCATACAGAAATCCTTGTGACGCATAGCCAAAGGAATCATCTTTAACAACTTCGCTAAATCCACCTGCTTCTCCAAATTTTTTATCAAATGAATATGGCGATGCACTTTTAATATCCCAAACTTTGTTATCAATTTCAACATCTTGTCTACCTTCAATTGTGTTGTCATCAAATTTATATGTAACTTTTTTTTGTTCATTTTTAATATTTACTCCTGCGGACTTCATTATAAATAATGCTAATGCTTCTACTAAATCTCCAAATGTATTTCTCATTCTAATATTATAAGGTTGTCCTTCGCCTTTTATACCTTTAGATTCCATTTGCAATTGGCATAATGGTCTTCCAACATTAGACATTCTTAATTCAAATTTAGTATTTCTTTCTTCTTCAAACTGTTTTAGTAAGGCGTTTTTACACGCCTCACCAAACTCCTGCACCAACTGTTTGTCTAGTTTGACAGGACCTTTAGATACTGAATCTAAATATTGCTGTACTTTTAATAATATATTATTCATTATTTAGACAGCACTTGTTCTGGCAACTCTTCATCCATATCTTCAACGATCTGGGCATCTATTTTATCAGAACCATTTGCTTTTTTAGTTTTAGCACTATTGTATGCATCTACAACTTCTGCATTTTCAGTATCAATAGACTCTTGAAACACCTTTAATGTTTCCATATCTGTATCAGATAATTGTAAATTAGCATCTGCATTTACAGTTATTTCTGGTACATAGAAAACATTTCCACCCTTCTTTTGTCTTTTAGTATCAAGAGAAAAAGTACAATTAAACATAAGTTTCTTTCGTTTTTTCAACTGATCTAAAGCAGCACTCACAGGTGAGAAAGCTGTTCCAGTTACTCTATACAGAACAGGTAGATTTTTTATACTATGTTCATTACCTTGTGCAGTTTTACCATCTTTAAAATATAATAAACCATATACAAGTTTGTAACATCTTATAGTTCTTTGTTGTTCTAACTGTTCTGGAGTAAGAGTTGACCTTTCTTTGAAAGGTATCTTACCACATTTAGTTCCACCTAGTATATCTATAGCCTCTTCTTTCCAGCTTTTAAATATAATAGATCTATTTATATACTCACCCTTCTCAGCATCATAGTGCATATATTGCATTGCACTTATGAATGGTCTTAATGTAACTGGTTTACCAAAAACATTTTGACCTATGCTAGAATCATAAGTATAGAAGTGACCAACTGGTAATTGATTACCATCATCATCTTCTGGTGTACGATTGATTGCTAATCTTGGAATGTTATTTCCTAAATTAGAACCATCATCTTGCCCAATGGCTTGCATAATTTGCTCATCAGACATTCCTTTTATATTTACTAAGTTATTATCAGACATTTGTCCTCCATTTTAGTTGTAACTGTATATCATATTTTTGCATAATTGTCAAGTATTATTTTCCCTCAAAACAAGCTAATAACATTATTATATAAACAAATAACCAAAAAAAGTTAATTAAAGTATCTAACATATTCTAGTCTCTCCATTTATTGTTTTAACATCTAGACCATCAGCATTTGCAAAGTATGTCCACTCTGAAAAAAACTCATGATTGTTATCAATGTATAAAGTAGTTGGCTCTATCATACATTGGTCCTTCAGTGCTGTATATTCTAGATATGCAGCATACTCGTCATCAGAATACTCATCTAATGTTTCAAGTGCTTCTATTTCTTTGGTCATATTAATTATCCTTATGTTCGTATGGTTCAAATGTAACTTCTACTTTACAAGTTTTACCACAACCATGTTGATGCCACGCTTGATCAAGATCAGATAATAATTGTATAAAAGTTCTACCCATTATACATTCATCCGATGTCATCATTTGTTGCACTGAAGTATTTTTACTTTGTTTACCATTTTTCCAAGTATAATCCATGGAAAATATTTTATATTTATCTATATGCATTAGTTTACCTCCTTCATATTTAGCCAATCATATCCTATTTTAAGTTCTGTGTCAAGTGGAACATTAAAATTTATTTTGTAATACTCTTTAAGTGCAGGTATTACATCTGCTGTGCCCTGTTTAAATATTTTACTCATCACATCTTCTTCTCCAGGATAAACATCAGCCACTATAGAATCGTGAACTGTATTTACAAGTAAACTTTTTACATTTTCTTTTTTCATAAGTTTGTATATATTAATACAAGCTAGTGGTACAATATCTGCTGTTGCGAAACCTTGAACAGGATAATTTTTTATCTGTGTACCATATGTAGACCCACCCCAAGGTGTTCTTTCTGCATACGGAAATGCGTACTCTCTACCTGTTGGCAATTTAATTCTTTTAAATCTAATTGCTTCACTCTGCAATTTTTCATGCCACTCTTTTATATCTTTATACTTTTCTAAAAATTTAGTATAATATCTTTTTTCATCTTCTGTACCAGTGACACCCCCATACAAAGGTTTAAATGTATGTGCTTTTGCATCTTGCCTAGACACACCTATTATATCTGCAGTGTATTGATGTACATCTATTTTATTTTTTATATCTTCCATACCTTGTTTATCTTGTGCAAGATATACTGCAGTTCTAAATTCTAACTGTGCAAAATCTATCTCTAATATACTTCCGTTTTCAAATCTAGATGTAACTACTTTTCTTATTGGAAATGTTTTACCTCTTGGTTGGTTTTGAAAATTAGGATCACGACTAGATAATCTACCAGTTGCAGTTATAGCTTGCATAAACTTAGGATGTAGAAATCCTTTTTCATTTGTAAAATTTTTTAATCCTTCAACAAATGTATTTAAGTAAGTATCAACTGCATTGTGTCTAACTATTGCATCAATAAATTCTTTAAACTCACCCTCTGCTTCTGAAGCAATTTTAGTTAAAGTTAATCTATCTGTTCTAAATCCAGATTCTGATACATCATATACACTTCTAGGTCTTTGCCTAAATCCTGCAACTTTTGCCATAGGTGTATAGATATAGCCATCACCATCACACTCAGAACATTTAGTATAATTTTTATATGGACTACCATCTTTTTTTATTCTTTTAATTACACCTTTACCTTTACAACCAATACATTGTTCTGCAGTTGTTTTATAAATTGTTTCTACATTATCACTTACAAGACTTCTAAATTGTAATCTAGAATATTGTGGTCTTCTTTTATTTTTACCAGTGCTTTTATCTATACCAACATTAAATATTTTAGCCCAATGCTTTTTATCTTTTGGTCTTATAGAATAAATTAACCAAGACAATTGTTCTGGACTTGATAAATTAATTTTAGTATCACCCATTTGTTTATATACAATCTTATCTATCTTTTGTTTTAGATATGCAAACTCTGCTCTGTATTCTTTTTCTACACTATGCAGTTCTTCTAAATTAATATTAATTCCATTTCTTTCCATGTCAGATAACACAACTAAAAATTCATTCATCATTTTTAAAGTCATCAATAAACCCTTATTTTTAGCCATTTTTAGGTCATCCATTTGAGAATCAAATAATCTTCTAGTTATCTGTACATCTATCTTACCATATTCTTCTACTACATTTGCAGGTATATCTTGAAATGGTATACCCCTATCTGTCCATTCTTTGATAGCACTATCTTTAGATCCTATCTTTCTTCTACGACAAGACATCTCAAGTGTTAAACTTTTTCTTATACCTCTATTAAGTATATACTCACCTAACATAGTATCATAGACTCTACCTGTATATTTAAATCCAGATTCTAATAACCACATCAAATCAAATTTTATATTATGACCTACTAATAGAGTTGTCTTATCTAAAGTTT